GATGGCCCCTCGCCTCAAGGATGACATCCGTGCTCCGATTCCGAGCACGAAGGCGAGGCTTGCGCCCAACGGCAAGACGAGCGAACGCGCTTAGGAGGGCTTCCAGGAGGCCCTCTGTGGCGCGCAATGCCCGGTCGTTGGTGATGGCGGCAAAGTCTCTGTCCCCCCTGGTCCCGATTGTCACGACGTACTCCGTCTCGGAGTCCGTGGCGATTACGTGGAGTGGGCGTGGGGCCTCACGGCCCTGTTCCCTCAGGCCTCTCTCTTAGAGCTGGCCAACAGGTGGATGGACGAGAAGCTCGTCGTCAAGCCGCAGGCTCTCCCCGAGCCGTTCAAGGTGAGAATGATCTCGAAGTCCTAGACGATGCCTTACTGGCTCGTGTCCATGATCCAGAAGAGCGTGCATGCCGCGATGCAGGCCGTTCCTGAGTTACGTCTCTCGCGTGAGACGCCGGATTATGACATTGAGCAGATGCTGGACAGCGTCATAGGGACGAGGAGATTGGAGGTGGGAGAATTTCTCGTGAGCGGCGATTAGACAGCTGCGACGGATAACCTCGATCCCCGCGTGTCGGAGTAGATCGTCGGCGCCCTTTCGGACGCCCTCGACCTCTCGCCACGGATGCGCTCTCTCTTTATGCGTGCCTTGACCGGGCACGTTGCAGATGAGAACGCCCCACGCGTGGAGGGGAATGAGGACAGGAGGCAGCAGTGGGGCCAGCTAATGGGCTCCCCGGCTAGCTTCCCGATCCTCTGCATCGCGAATCTCGCGATGTCCGTCGCGGCTTTACGCCTCGAAGAGAAATGGGATGTTGAGAGTCCGCGTCCGATCGGAAGGTCGGGCGTGCTCGTCAACGGTGACGACATCGCTTTCCGCGCGCGCCGCGCGGCGATTGAACACTGGCAGTGGATTACGAGTGCGTACGGTCTTAGCCCAAGCGTGGGCAAGAACTAGCGTTCACGTGATTTCGTGCAGCTCAATTCGAAGATGTTCGTTATGAGACGCCAATTGGCGGACGACCTGGTCAAAGAGCTTCAGCTCCGTGGCCTTGATCTTCGCGCCCGTTAGCATTTCACCAAGGTGGCCTCGCACTCGATTGCCGTCCTTTCGCCCCCCCGCGAAGTTACCTTCGCGGAGTGGTGTCTGGCGGCTCCTGAGTGGCAGAAGACCTTCCTTGACCGTTCGACGGGTCCGGAGCGCGCGCGGTTGGAGAGCCTTTGGCTTTCGACGTGGAGTGGCTATCTCAGCCGTCTTCCGTCGGGCCTCATGAACTGGTTCTTCCCGCGCGAACTTGGCGGATTCGGACTCGAAACGTCGCGAGAGGTGGTGGCAAACGAGCGGCAGCGTCGCGCTGCAGCTTGGTTCCGGGACAACACGGACCCCGAGGCGGCGCGCGATGCGCGCCTCAAGTGGTCTCAGTCCCCCCCTCTCACGACAACACACGTCGACGCGATGCGTGTCCAGAAGGAGCTCGAGCGCCGCGGGGCCGTGGAATACGGCCCTTTGGCGTCCGACGAGGAGGAGGTTGATCTCTCGACAATCGAGCAGGTCCTCATTCTCTCGGGCTTCGCTGGCTCCGTCCGTACGTCGAAGGAGATATACTTCCATGACAAACGTCTTCGAAGCCTCCTCGAGCTCGGCGATGTGCCATCTCTCGACGACGGCGCTCAGGAAGCGCCGCCGCTGGAGATCAGTTATTAGAGCCGCTTGGTCGCGGCTCCGGTACTCGAATCCTCACTCGACTTCTCGGGACGCGCCTCTGCCGGCGCCTGGAAGAAGGTCGAGCACTCTTACGTTCGTGGTCGCGGCATCAACCGCGAGGTGATCAACGTCCAGAAAGTGTCCGAGAGCTACTAGTGGCTCACGCACTACCGACTTGGGCGTATTGATCTCACCGGGACGGGAGGGGGCAGCTGGCTCAGACGCATCGAAAAGCGTTTAGAGCAGGCCTCCTCTTCGACGTCCCGCACGATGTCCGAGTGCGAGGCGCGCCGTTATCGCGCGCCCCGTCTTGGGTACCGTTTCGTATCCTTCACTCACCGTCTCGAAACGAGCGTTCGTGCGAGTGTTCGCACGGGCTCTGTCTCGAGCGGATCGGCTCTGCCTTTGCTGGTGAGCCGAGAGATCCCCATCGTCGCGGATGCCGTAGGGCCTCTCGCGTGGTGGTGGGCCGACTTGACGTTTGTGGCGAAACGTCTCCTCGGAGATCTCGAGTGATGTGAGCGTAACCAATTTGGGGCGGCCGTTAGGCCGCCCCGGGGGGGGAGACGAGCGAGTGATTGCTCTTGC